ACGTGCTGTGGTATGTCTTTCATAATAAGGTATTCTATTGCTCTTTCTTCTGTCATTGCTTCAATAGGTTTTGTGTTATGCAGTAAGTAACCTCTTGTATGCTTTACAAAGTCAGGCTTCTCTTCATCCTTCTTGAGTTCCCAATAAACTTCTACAGGTGGTAGTATGCCACCTTGCAATGCACAAGCCATCCAATTAGGGTCAGGGTGTGTAACCTTTGCAGGTTCATCAGGTGTCTCTGGGTCTTCCCATACAACACAATATTCTGTTCTATGTGGCTCTAACTTTTCTTTTGCCCAACACAATCTATCCCAAAGATGTGTGCCTTGAAATTCTGGTGTGGTTATTGTCATGCTAAATCTCCAAATAATACTAAAGTAAAATCATCATCAACAGACGCATCAGAACTATTTGCAGCAACATGACGAACAGCAGATGTTGTTGAAGGTAAAGAAAAAACACCTCGCCTATTAGCACTTGTGTTATTACTAACATTTGTCGCAGAATTTGTGTCATTCATTGCTGAAGACAAATTTGTCAAACTATCACCTGTATTTGAATCTGTCATACTGCTTACATTTAGCGATTTTGTTGCAGAGGGTGTGCCACCACTATATCTAGCGGCATTAAACATCTTAGCACTACCATTCACAACGAAATCTGTATCCACAGACTTAGCTGTGCCTGTTATCTGTCCACTTGTTGATAATGTATCAAATGCTATTGTTCCGTTTGCCATTATGAAAGGTCTCCATGTACTGCACTAAACATTTTAGTTCTATCGTTTGCAGTGCCTGCATTATATTTTGATAATAATCCATAGGTTGACGAACTAAAAGTTCTTGTTAGATTTACAGAAGTATCTCTAGGGTCTCCTTCACCACTTTCAGATACTGTATCTGTGGTAGCACAATAGTTAGTATCTGCCATATTGTTAGTAAAAGTTACAGAATAATCACCTGTTGTATGGTCAGTCATACTAGCAATATTTGAACTACCATTTATAGCATTTGTACTACCATTAAATTGAACTTCCGACTTTGCCAACCCTTGCTGAATACTTGTCTGATTGCTACCTTCACCTCTAATAGTCATAGAGTTTGCACTTGCACTAACTACAGGTGTTGAGCCAATGGTTACTGTTGTTGCAGTGGACTTGCCTGTGATTGTGTCTAGGATTACTGTACTCATGCTAAATCTCCACAAATTATTGTTCTATTGCGAGTATCAGATTCACTTCCATTTTGAACAAAAACTTCTGTTGTAAAAGCTGTAGTTGATGTAGAATATACTGTTGCGTTTCTATCTGAATTGTCAGTTACAGAAGCTGCCGCAGAAGGGTTTCCATTAGCTAAATTAGAGGTATAAGTAAAAGTATAATTTCCAGTTGAGTTATCTGTTCCACTAGCCACATTAAATGCGTTTGTTAAAGAAGCATCATCTCCACTAAAAACCCAAGATTTGACTAACCCTTGTTGTAAATTAGTAGTGTTTGTTCCACCCTCTGCTACCACAGATATTGAACTTGCACTTGATGCACCCTTTAGCTTATCAATGGCTATCTCTGATACACCACCACGAGTTTGTATTGTATCTACCTTGATTGTACTCACGATACCACCAACCTTCCACCATCATTGACAGTCAATGTAATCCCACTATTTACAGTTAGTGTTCCTGTTACCTGTGCATTTTCTGTGGCAAGTATTGTTATGTTAGTATCTAACGCTTGTGCATTAGTTCTGAACATACCACCATTCTTGAAGTTACCCTTAAACTCACTTGTAGGTGTAATTGTTCCTGCAGCCAACTCAAGAAAGTACACAAAGATATTGTTTGTGCCACTTGAAGGTACGTTGTTGCCAATGTATGCCATATTATGTTATCTCCATGATACTTAGTGTGCCACTTAGTTTGTCTGCTACGGAGCAGTCTACTCTTAGTAAATCTCCTGTCTCAAGTATAACCTTACCACCTGTCAATAGTTCTAGTGATGAACCTACAGGTATGGGTGCATCTTTGACTAGAAAAGATGTTCCGTTGGTTGCTGCTCTACCACCACCTGATGTAGTAGATACAAGCTCTACTTCTGTGGTTACTTGAGATGTATGTATGTTTGTAAGTATGAGTCCAATCACTACTGTAGTTGTGCTACCCGGAACTGTATATATTGTATATGGAGAACCTGCACTGTTTGGCTCGGCAGCGAATGTGACTACTCTAAATGTATTTGCCATTTGTTTTTTTCCTTATATAATTATACTCGGTTTTGCTTGATTTGTCAAGTAAAATTATCCGAGGGCAATCGCTAATGCAGTTGGGTCATCTGTTGTAAAACCTGCACTAGTTAAGTACGTCTTTACATCTGTCAATGCCACTTGTTTCATTGTGCCATTGTCATTTGTAACAACTCTATCTGCATCAACTAACGTAGTAGAAGAGGCAGCAGTACCACCATCCATGATGTTTAATTCTGTTGCAGTGGATGTAACATTTGTGCCACCTATATCAAGTGTAGTTACAGATATCTCTCCTGCAACTGTTGCTACACCATCTGCTAATGTTATTAAATCTGTGTCATCTGTATGACCTATTGTAGTGCCATTGATTATAACATTATCAACTGTTAATGTTGTTAGTGTACCAACTGATGTTATATTTGATTGAGCAGAACCTGTAACTGTAGCAGCAGTGCCACTTACGTTACCTGTCACGTTACCTGTAACATTACCCTCAATATTAGCAACAAGTGTACCTGTTGTCATATTAAGGTTGCCTGTGCTACTTGCGTTATCTGTAGTTGTACCTAAAGCAAACTTATCTTCAGATTCATCCCACATAAATAAAGCATCGTTGCCTGTAGAACCTCTTTGTATTATTATACCTGAATCATTTGAGTTAGAACTTGCACCACTGTTTAGCTCTAGTAAATTATCTTTGACTGTTGTATTTGTTGTGTCTACAGTTGTTGTAGCACCATTTACAGTTAAGTCACCTGTAACTGTAAGGTTATCATTAACAGTAGTTTCAGATGTACCATGTCCTATAGATATGGCAGTTCCTGATATGCCTGTACCTATTGATACAGACTCACTACTATTTGCAGTATCTATAACTAAATAATTATCTGAACCTTGTTTAATTGTAAAAGCAGTTGCAGAGTTATCTGATACTGCTACATTAATATCTGTTCCATCTGCACTGATAGAGTCAAGTGCAATATCACCTACGTTGGTTATAGCATTGTCATTAAAAGATGTAGCACCTAAAGATATAGTGCCTGTTGCAGTTAAGTTACTAGAACCTACATCTATGTTGCCAAAGCCACTTGAGATAGCACCACTATCAAGTGTACCTACTGTTGTTACGTTTGATAATGTGTCTAGTGCAGATTCAAAGTAAGTCTCAAAGTCAGTTAGTGCAACTTGCTTCATTGTACCTGCATCGTTGACTACAACTCTGTCTGCGTCTGCAAGTGTAGTTGATGATGCTAAAGTATCACCATCCATGATGTTTAGCTCTGTAGCTGTCGCATCTACTGCAGCTAGTTTTGTAAAGTCAGCTTGTACTAACCCTGATACACCATCTAATAAATTTAACTCTGTAGCAGTAGATGTTACGTTAGTGCCACCTATATCTAGTGTAGTTACGGATATTTCACCTGCTACTGTTACTATGCCATTTGCTACAGTTATAAGGTCTGTATCATCTGTGTGACCAATAGTGCTACCATTTATAACAACGTCATCTATATCTAATGAACCACCTGTTATTAATCCTGTAGTTGTTATTGTAGATGAACCTGTATCAATACTACCAAAACCACTTGTAATAGAACCACTATTTAACGCACCCACTGTTGTGGCAGCAGTAGTTACAAGATTAGGCATTGCAGTTATTTCATCATCAAAGTAAGCAGCTAAGTCTGTAACTGCTACCTGTACCATAGTTCCGTTGTCGTTTAATACAACTCTATCTGCATCTGCTACAGTTGTTGATGTAGCACTTGTGTCACCATCTAGTATATTTACTTCTGTTGTGGTAACAGTAAGACCATCAAGAACTTCTAATTCTGTTTCAGATATACCTGCACTACCTATTGTAATTGTGCCTGATATATCTACATTACCATTTATATCTATTGTTGTTGCAGCTAATTGTATTTCTGTGTCTGCTACTAAGTCTAGTTGTCCGTCTGTAGTGGAACTGATGTGTATAGCTGTATCTCTGAATTGTATCTTCTCTGTAGAAGCAATAAGTATGTCATCACTAAATTCAAAATAGTCCTCGTCTTCTTTCCATGTTAATATACCATCATTTGATTCACCATCAAATGTTACTGCTATATCTGTACCTGCAGTGCCATCACCTATTGTGATTGCAGTTCCAAGTAACTTAGTAATAGGACCACCCTCTGCAGTTGTACCATCGTGAGTGTGTCCTGTGCTTGATGCAAAGGCTGCTAATAACTGATTAAACTCATCATTGGTATGAGCAGCAGTTATTGTATCTCCATCACTATAAGATGATTGTCTAGTGTATGTAGCTCCCATTTATCTTCTTGCTCCTACTTGATATTCTAACTGAAATCCTTTTAGTGAGTATGGTGCAGTAGAACCACCATCGTTAACTCTAAGTGCGACTGCAAAGCCTGACCCTTCTACGGATTGTCTTACTAATGGTTGTGATGCACCACCATATGTTCCAAAACTTGCAGAACTACTACCATATGTTGTAGTTCCATATATCGCAGCAATATCACTTGAATCTAACTCATAAGCTGCAGGTCTTGCAGAGTCTTTTGCTTCATAATCGTATCTTAAAAATAAGTCTGCATCTATTGTTGATTCAGGTGCAAAGTTTACAATAACACGTTGCATATGTTTACGTATACCTGCATCACCAAAAGTCATATCAGGACCTCTGTACTTACCTAGTATAGCAGTTCCATCAAAGTCACTTCCTGATTCCTGCCTGTATATGTATCCACCACTATATGCACCATGTAAAGCTATTACATCTCCTGCAGATACAAATGTGTCTGTTGATGCAGGTTTTATACCTCTTAACTCTGAGAACTCAAATGTTTGTCCTTTTAACACACATATGACACCTTTGGTTGCATTTTCACCTGTACCATCTTTTGTAAAGAATATTCTATACTGTGTCTTGTCAGGTATAACTATTGAGTCAAACTCTGATGCACTAGATAAGTTTTCGTCAAACAAACTCTGCACGTTAGAACTTATAGTTCCTAATTCAACGTCACCAATTCTTGCAGTACCTGCGATTGTACGTAAGCCATCAGGTCCTAAAAATATAAGGTCACCTGCAAATTCTTGGATTGTATCTCCGTTGATACATCCTATGTCTCTTGTTACTGCAGTTATTGCAAAGTTACTAGTTGACGTTCCTGATAATTTAAATATTCTATTCTGACAAAATACAAATAAATCTTCACGGAAAACTTTAAGTCCTGTTATTTCGTCATCAACTTTAATACTTCCTGCACCACTAGCAGTAGCAAAGCTATCTTCATCAAAGGGTACACTAAATACTAACTCTTGTTTAGCACTTGACATACCTGCATAGAACATATGTTCCTTAAATGCTACAACAAACTTAGCACCTGTTACTGCAGTGCTTACTTCTCCACCACCACCTGAAGATACATCTGTTGCACTAAATGATGTATTAAAAACTGTTGGTGCGTTTGTTCCATCTACTACAATTAACTTATCATTACCATCGAAGTTAAATCTTTCAAAGTTATATTTACCTGCACTTGTTCTGCCACTATCTATTGTTGTCCAAGAAGAACCACCCGGAGTCGCTTGAAATATATTTGTTCCTCTAGCTGCTACAACTTTACTTGCAAACGTAGCCACCATTAACACTTTCTCTGAAGCAGAAGATGTCTGAGGAACTACTGCAGATACATACTTACTAAATCCATTTATTCTTCTGTAACCACCTGCTATGTCAGGCTCAAAGTTTTGTAGCTCTAATGCTTCACCCGGTTTCATCATAAAGGTAGAACGATTGAGAACTAATCCCCCCTCACAGTTAAATGCTACAGGTTGTACTTGAGATAGGTCTGCCATTATATTGCCCTAACATCTACACTACCTGAACTGTATATACCTGCTCGTGGTATATATGTAGAACGTAAATATTGAAATTTATTCACTAATAATGTTTGCATATTTTTTATACCCTGCTCAAATCTCTGAAAATTTAATTGATATTGAGCAGTTTCACCTCTATACTGATAAACAAAAGCTGTAGCTCCATCAACAATTACTGCATCAAATCGTGCAGGTATACTTGTTGTGTCATCATGTGCAGATAAATCAGTTGGAAATGTATAGTAATCAAATTTTATAGAATATGATTTGTTTGGGAATGGGTAAAATAAATAGTTATTATCAGGAGTTCTAACTATATATTCAGGTATGCCTCCTCTGTCAAATTGTGCAACTGTAACACCACTAGCTATTGATGCCGCTGTGGTACTACTAGCTCCTCTTGTGCAACCTGTGAAAGTAGTAGATGTAGTTCCTGTGTAAGTTATTTGCTCATTACCTATAAACAAAGTTCCTGTAGAGTCAAATCCTGTTGTGCTAGAAACAGTTATTGTAGTTACACTATCTGTATGTGTAGTGCTAGTTGTTGTTGTAGAAATTTCATCTTCTTGGTCTACAACTCTATTAATATAATCATTATAATCTAAAACTCTAAGTTTATATCCATCGTTACCTAAATCATTATCTTTAACTATTCTAAATGTATTATAATCTATTGTTTTAGTTGATGTTGGGATACTATATCTAACCACACCTGCTGTTAATGTTTTTGTCTCTGTTGCGTGATTAAATGGATAATTAAATTCTCGTTGATTAATATATCTTATAGCTTCATTTACTGCATTTTGTGTCTGAACTTGTATACCTCTAGCATTAGAAAAATTAGATGAAGTTAATTGTACCTCATTTAATCTCGCTAAAGTTGTATTTGTTAATGAAAGATAAGTTCCAGACATATATAATTCCTAAAAGTGTAGAGGAGCAAGTTGCCCTGCTCCCCTAGAAAAGTTTAAGCTAATTGGTCTCTATCGACCTCATCAGGCTTATCATCTAAGCCATGACCTGCTAAATCAATAACAGTAGCATACATTCTTAGTCTGCCTGTAGCCGGAGCAGCACCTGCAATCTTAGCATCAATAGTATCTGTAGTAGTTACAAATTGAGTGTAAGTTGAAGCTGCACTTCCT